GTGAGCGGCAGTCATTAACGACAACCCACGCTTAATTGCTGGGCTAGTTAGGCTACCGTCCAATGCCTTGAGCCTGGCGGCGCCTGCACCGTAGTACCAGGCTAGGAAGAACGTCTTACCTATGAACCTCTCGTGCTCGTAGTCTTGCTTGAAGACAGCATCGTTCTCGGCATCATTTGTGTAGGGATACAACGCCTCAGTCGCAGGTCGATAGATGTCCTTGCCTTCAGCAAAGGCATCGAGCAGGGTCTGGTCTTGGGCCAGCACCGCTATGATACGTGGTTCCTCCTGGGCTATGTCGCATGACATAAGCCAGTGCCCATCCTTGGGTATGAGGCACCCACGAATCTCGGCACCCCAATCGGTATCGTCTACCGTGGCACGGTGGTGCGGTATGTTCTGAAGGTTGGGGCCTGACGATGATATACGTCCTGTCGAGGGGGCCGAGAGTGGGTTGCTCCCATCCTCTTCCCAATGTCCTGATTGATTAAAGGACGTGTGTAACCTACCATCAGGCCCACGTAACTTGATAAAGTTCTGGACATAGACGGCCAGCTTCTCGTACTTACGGTACGCTAGTAGTGGGGTGATGAACTCAGGCCACCACGCTTGGCACTCTAGTAGCGCCGTCGCGTCAACCGCGAGCCGTCCCTTCCCCGCCGTCCGCCTTTGGATGGGGGCTTTGGCTTTTTCAAGAAGAGCACCCACCTGGTCACCAGAATTGATATTAAACCCGCTAGGGTCAACGCCCATAAGGCTAAGCGCATCGTGTATCTCCTTTAATGCTTTAGTTTTAGCTGTGCCCATAGCGCTCAAGACCTTGAAGCACCGCTTGTTATCCACCGCCATGCCTCGTGTTTCCATGTCTGCAAGCACAGGAATCAGCGGCTTTTCAATGTCATTGTAGACTGACCATAGGTCTTGCTTGATTAAAGCAGGTTGGAATAGGCTCCACAACCGCAACGTATTATCGGCGTCTGATGACGCGTACTCGCATATTTCGGACGGAGACAGGTCGGACATATCCCTTCCCTTTGTAACTTCTCCATATAATATAGGGTCTGCGGAGAGGTGCTGTCTTGCCAGTACCTTAAGACCTGTTTGGCTTTCGCCCAACAAGTACGCAGCCAGCTTAGTATCTTCATAACCTATTAGTTCTACTCCTTGCTTCTTAAATATTTTGTACTCGAACTTGGCATTGTGGCACACCTTAGTCCACAGTGGTGAGCTTAGCACGGCGGCCATACCCTGTCCCACCTTGGTACTAGGTATGTAACTACCCGTGTAGGGTGCCATCGAGACAGAGTAACCAACCATGTCGGCCTCGTCTGTCATGAATGTGTTGGCTCTTGTGGGTGATGTAGTTTCTGTGTCAAGACCGAAGACACCCCAATTCCCAAGCAGATGAGAGATAATCTCATCCTCGTCACCGAGGGTATAGTCTGGCTCAGGTTCAGTTAAACCTAGTCGGGCTATCTGCTCATGGAATCGTCCGGCATCTTCAGCCAGGGCCACACGAGCATCGGCATTGCGAATGGCAAAAGCAGGGTGGAACCAGGGTACAAGGATGACCGGCCACCCATCGGGTAGCTCTACCCATCTGGCTATACCATGTTCGGCTGTAATCTTAAACTTACTGTCGAATACTTTAGCCGCTGTACCGCCCAATGTTACTACAACTTTGGGGTTGACTTCTTTAAGTTCTTCATAAAGGTATGGTAGGTAAGGCTTAACCTCACTCACCCTGGGTGTTCGATTCTCTGGAGGCCTATGTTTACATACGTTTGTTACATATACAAAGGAACGCCTCAGGTCAGTGAAGCGTTCCAATAGTGTACTGAAGAACTTGCCAGACGGCCCCGAGAAGGGCCGCCCAGCTTGGTCTTCAGGTGCACTAGGGGCCTCACCTATAAACATCCAGTCGCATGGCATCGGGCCGTCACCAAGGACGGTGTTGCCAGGGAAAATGGTTGTTGGTAGTGGCACCTGTGCTTTCAGAACCATTAACCGAACTGCTCAGTATGCCCATTAGCAGCAGCGACTGCCGTTGAACGTGCTAAGTCATCGCTCGATGAACGGACATGACCATTCATTACGGTATCCAAGTTATGTTCTATGCGAGCTTCCTCTTTGTGGTCGCTCTGAGTCACGAACCTTACGAAGTCCTCGTTGTCAGTAAGCACTTGGTAAAACCCTTGTGCTATGCCAGCAACCTGGCTCTCGTCTAGGTGCAGCCCCTCGCAGTACACATTGGCGATAGCATGTACCGTCTCATGGACTAGGATGTTGCCTTGCAGTTGAAGGGGCACGTCATCTCGCACGCCTATCTCTAGGCAGGCTGGAAGATAGTGACCAAGCAACCCATTGTTTATCAAGTCCATGTTAGGGGAGTTAACCTCTATCACTAGACCGCCTACGATAATGTCTTGTACGTCATCTAATTTCATATGGTCTCCTTCTTAAATTAAAAAGCGGGCCAGAGTATAAACTCATGACCCGCTTCTGCGTTAGACTCTCTGCTTAAACACCGAAGGACGCGGCCTCCGTGCTCTTCACTTTGAACCCATTAGGAGGAGAAGCCATTGCGTAGAACTTAGAAATCTTTTGATAACCATTCTTGCCGTCGGCAATGGTACCGATAAAGCTCTCGCCTACTAACTGTTGTGCAATCTCATCAAGCAAGATGGCATCCCAACCTGTGGGGTTGGTGACATGAGGGCTCTTGCCGTTCATGACCATTCGTACATTCTTGATAAGAGTTTTCTGGTTGTCCTCTTCACTAATGCTGAACTCACGTCCGTCGCCAGTAGTACCAGAGTATGACCCTAGTGACCAGGTGTGGCGAGGGCCGTAGGCACCAGCGCTAGGGCCAGAGGCTACCTCAGTGCGTACGTTAAGGCGAGGGCGTCCGTCGTCCCATTGGTCGGCTTCGGCATCAACGACTTTAAGGTGATAGGTACCACTCGTAATACCACCGCGCAATTCTTCTTCCGTGAAATCATAGAAACCTTTAATGTCTGTACTCATGTGTTTAGTTTACTCCTGTTAAATTCATAGCGTTTACAATTCGTTTGTGCATATCTGGGAAGTGCGGATTTATTATTTGCAACTCCTCTCCAGCGGCAAGCCATTGGTGCTCCCACTGATTCTTAACGTAGAACTCACCCGTGCGAACCATGTTCAGTATGTGCGCTGGCAGATTCTGCCCTTCAAATCGTCCCTCAGTGACCCGCATCATCTGAGTTTCCATATATAGCACATAGTTGAAGTAATGGGGGAAATGTAGGCGAAACGACCCACGTAATGACGGGTAGTAATCGAAGTCTACGAAGTCAGGGTCACCTGACACCGACGACCTGTTACCACGTCGCTCCTTTTTCCTCTCCATAACACGGGCTGTCACTAGTACGGTACACCCAAGGACTACAGGGTCAAGGCGAATCATTATTGAGAACATCTGGCTGAGTAGGGCGTTCCACTTCTTGAACTCGTCGCCACCTGCATTTGTAGCTTGGAACACTTCTTCAAAGAGAAGGTCAAACTCACTCATGCCATCAACGACTAAGACATCTAAGCAGTTACCCTTGCTTGCTTCAAGTAGAAGCATGTCAGTCACGGCCTCAAATCTGTCAACCCATTCCATACTGTCAAGCCCTGGTGATGTGAACCGTAAGGATGTACCCCTCTCCGTTTGCCTGAAGCTCTCGGGTACAGCCAGTGCAGGATTGTCCTCCCTGCCGAAGGTTATGAACTTAGCGTTGTCCGTAACAGGCGTCCCTGTTCGCCAATCATAGAATGCGGATACGGCTAGTGCGGTTTTGCCGGAACCTGGGCCGCCGTATAGTAGCCCAGAAGTGGCTGGTTGGTAGAGCATGGCTCACCTCTTAATTTATTAAATCTATTATACCACAATTTTCAGTGGCTGTCAACCCCTTTCTCCGTGCGCTCTAGTATTACCTGTTCTAGTTTCCTTAGCTCCTGCCGAAGCCGTCCGTTAAGTGCCCGTTGTTCTTTCGATGCTGCCCGTAGGTGTGCGTTCTCAAGCTCCACCCGAAGAATATCATCTTTCATGTCTTGAGTAACTAAGTTCATCTCTTTATAAAACTTCTCTTTCATCTTTGACATCGTTAACCCTTCCTTTAAAAAACTAGTATCCAAACTCCGATAGCCATAGCCACATCAGCGGTGGCCGCAATGAACATCCCTATTAGCATGGCCTTGTTGCTAGT